TGGGCACCAGCCACCTTTACCATCAGAGATAAGCTGATCTGCAACTTGCGATAATTCATAGAAAGAAACTTTATCTACATCAGCAATTGGAATTTCAAGACCTCTGTACTGATTAGTAAGAACGTCAAAAATCACCCAGGCAATATTACTTGTCCAGTGTTCTGTGGCTGTGAAAGTTAAATCCCAGGTACCAGAATAAGATGCAGGTGTGCTGCTTCCTACTACCCAGGGTGTGTAGTTAGAAGGTATTTTAACTTTGATCCAGCGACCTTTAAAAACTACATCAGGAATACTACTGCCGAACTCATCTGCATCTGTAAGTATGGCCCAAATAAGTGCAGTTCTTGGGTAATTAAGTTGTTTATACCAGATATGAGTTACACCAGCTATATTGCAACTGTTAGAACCTGCAGTACCTGATAAAACTGCATTATTCCTAGTAATGCGGATTTGCCAGAAATCTCCAGGTATTACATCAGCTGGGCGTTCTACTAAAATATCCCAAGCATAAGGATTTGAAGCTTTGCCAGATTTATTAGCGTTTCTTATAAAAGTAAAAGAAGGGCCGCCAATATCGTCAGTAGGCCTGGTGTAGATTTTTAATTTTATCGAAGCGCCGCCAAGGTCTTTGTTTTCCTGCAATGCACGCAGCACTGGAGTTACTAAAGTAAATCTTACAGCATCTACATCAGAAGGAACTGATAGTGTAAAAGGGTTTGCTTGTGTTATTTCTACACTCGCTTGTGACTGCGGACTTTCTACGTTAATAAATCCAGGTATAACTTCTTGATTAGATGTTCCAGGTTTCCAACCCCAAGTACCAGTGTATTTTGAAATTGAAACTTTATTCAGATAGATATCTTCTACAGAATCAATTTCACCTTCACTTACAGCAAAAAGTAATCTTAGAGTTTGTTTACTACGTAGAGTATCATCAAGTTCGACTGGTGTATGCCCGCCACCGCCGCCTTTCCCTTCACCTGCTAAAATTAGTTCTTGCATAATTAACCTTGCGTACTTGTAATAGAGGAAGAAATTAAAACACCACCTGCAAAACTTTCACCATAGCAGAGTGGTACAATACCACCTTGTTCTCTGATAATTGGAGCACCGTTGAATAAGCTGGATTGTTTAGTTTGTGCCATAGCAGGATCAGAAGCAAATTCTTGTGTTGGAGATAGTGCCTGAGTAATCATACTTATTGCTAGAGAAATTGCAATATTAACGATAGCAGTAATAGCGTAAATTAAAATAAGTTGTGCTGTAGTAGCAACTAAAACACCTGACGCGGTTACAGTACCTACACCAATAATACCAGCTACAGCTACTGCAGGAATCTCACCTTCAAATTCTGGAATAATTAACAAAGTGTCATAGATACTTAAAGTTGAAGTTATGATCTCAGGTTCAAGAGCAACTGGTTCAATTCCTTCAACTTCAGAATAAAGAACATATTTATACTTCCTTGCTAAGAAATTTTCAAGAAATTCTTTAGAAGTCCTGAGCTTTATGAAAGATAAAATATCTCTAATGTCAGTAAGAGAAGTTTCAAACTCATCACATTCATTTAGATTTTTAAATAATTTTACTTTCATGCCGCAGTACCATATGGAATTTATTAACAAAATGTTCTAAAGATTCTTCCTTACTTATTAAAGACTGATGAAGGATACCTGCTCCAGTGTAGATGCCAAGGTGGTTACGTTTTCCACCGGCATTGTCTAGCAGGAGTAAATCACCTTTTTCTAATTTAGTATCTACTGGAAGCTGATGAAATCTATAGTCAAGAATATGAGCATCAAACAGATTATTGAAGTTGCGTAGTTGTGCAAAATCTTCTGTAGCTTTATGATCTGGAAGTTGGATATTCAGTTCAAACAAATAATAATCCTGCACTAAGGAATAACAGTCATCTATAAACCAAATAAATCTACGGTTTAGGTATTTTTGTTTAGGTTTTCTAGGCAGCCAAATAGGGTAAGAAACTGTAAAACCTTCACAACCTACAATACCCCAGGGAATGCCGGAAGCTTTCTGCATTTCAATATCTTTATAAGATGGAGTCCGCAGATCGAATACTTCATGTTGAACTTTAGAAGTACAATGGGAGTGCAGTACTGCAGCAATGTCACCAAGATACTTTGCAAAATGTTCTGGTAGAATACTGAAGGCACTTTCTGGGGTTTCATGGGAATTCTCCAGTGGAACAAACTCTCCAGTACTTTTCAGAATAATTCCACACATTTCTTTTGGGTACTGCGCAAGAGTATAATCTTCAATAGCAGTCCACTGAGTTATAGAAAGTTCCATGCTAACCTACCCTTTTATTTATACCTAAACCAGGAAAATCTTTCTTCAGCATTCTGCGTTTTGGTAAGAAAGATCTATCTCTATCTAAAGGACTGCGAAGTTCAAACTTAATTGCAGTTCTATTATGTGAAAGTTTTTTACCTATTGTGTATTTAAGCGGTGGAGCAGAAAATCCGGAAGCTAAGAAGTTTTGAAAAGTTCTAATGTAGGTAATTTCAACCCCTACCATATCTTCGTTTTCAAAGCAGAGTGTTCCAAATAGTTTCAGAAAAGCTCCATCAAGACCAACAAGATTTTGTACTTCAAGCGTAGGACGAGCTGGTGCTGTGGAAGAGTTAGTTCCTACACCAGTAAGTCTTATACCCATTCCAGTATAAACTTGCCCATTGAAAGTCACTGAAGCAGCTCCTGTAGTAAAATAATAAATAGGTTTATTTATTATCGTACAGTCTATTATAAATAACTCAACGTACGGCGAAGTTTCTGATGAATTTACTTCTTGTTCTAAGCTCATAATTAACCTACACTAAAGTTTTCTTCTAGCGTTAATGTTGCTTGATACTGCCTTCTAGCAATACGTGTTCTGCGGAAAGAAGTTCCTGACTTTATTTTGAAAGTTCTTTCTACAGTTTCATCTTCAGGTGTCCACAGTATTTTACCCCAAGTACCTACGCTTCGCACTGCAGCAAGGATTGTTTGATACTCGCTTTGCGTAAGCGGTGCCCAGGTAATCTGCCACAATTCTACCATAGGATGAATACCTAAAGGAGAGACTTGTTGCTGAGAATCTCCAAAATTTGCAGTAACTTCCTTGAAAGTTAATTCCATATCTATATTCAAACTTATTTTACCAGGAACTGGCATACTTATCGTAGTCATAACTTACCCAAATTTAGTAGTTTTATTCAGAGTATTACCTGCGCGTGTAGCATTGGAGATTTCTTCTCTAGCTATAGTTTTCATCATAGCTCTGGCAATCTTCATTCCAGTTTCATCTGCAGAGTCATTCTTATTAGCAGTAACTTGTACTGAAATATTGTAGACATTACCTCCTGCTGAACCTCCACCTACTTGTTTAACGCCCAGATTTCCGCTAGCATCACGTTTTAAAGGTAGTATAGCCTCTGGCCCATCTTCACGCAAGCTACCTACACCACCACGCTTAAATTGAAAAGTTTGTCGTTGCATTCCAATATCTGGAATACCACCTCTACGAAATTCTACTACATTACCTTTTTTGCTTTGTGGCATAATTCTACCAGAAGCATTTGCTCCGAAGGAATCTACTGCAGTACTACTGAAAGCTGATCCAGCAGCGGAAATAATCAACTTCATAATTTGTGAAGTAGCTTCTTGTGCAGCTATTTTAGCAAGATCATTAAGAACACCTGAAGCAAAAGCACTGAAAGCTTGACCTGCAGTTTTTGATCTGGTTGCAAAATCTACCAGACCTTGTGAGAAGTTGTTACCTAAAATAGTTGTAAATTTAGAAGCTACTAAACTTGTTTCAGCTGAAAGAGATTTCCATTCTTCTCTAATTCTTCTGATGGAACGTACTTCAGCATTATCTTCTGGTAAACCTGCAAGAGCCTGTTCCCTAGCAGTTATGTAAGCATTCATAGAATCTAAAGCAGACTTTCTTGCTTGCTGTGTTTGGTACAAAGCTTCAATTTCGGAGACAGCACCAAGCTTTAGATTATTCTGAATTCGTTCTTCCTGTAAAGCTAAATGTTCTTTTGCTAGAGAGTAAGAAGTAACTGCTTGTTGTGATTGTGCAAGTTTTTGATTGTAACCTTCCAGCGCATCATACTGCTTCAGAGTGGCATCAATTTCTGCTTTACGTTGTGCAGTAGTATTTACTCCATTTTTCTCTTGAGTAAGTTTAGCAATACTTTCACGATACTTCTGTTGGAAATCAATTAACTGAGCACTACTATCTTTCCCAAGCATTTGTTGATACTCAGAATTGATATCAGAGATTGCACCACGCAATCCTTGGTAGGCTGCAGTCTCACCACGTAAAGCTTCTTCAGAGATTTTAGCTTGTTTGCCTAACAGAATTTTAAGTTGCAATTCTGTAGAAGAAATCCTACCTACATCTTTCTGTGCAACAGCTGCAGCATTTTGCTCTCTAGCTACTTGAATTTGTAAAGCTAAATCTTCTTGCTGTAGTGCTTTCTTTTTAGCATAGTAATCACTGATAGCTATTACATTATTACTGTACTGAGTTTCTAACTCTTGCAGACTTTCTGCTACAGCATTTTTCTCATCCTGTAATCCTGTTTTAATGTCAGTATAACCTGCTTTTACTGCAGCACCAGCGCCTTTCTTTTTAATAGTGTCACCGGCAGCTAAAGCTTTTTTCTCCAGTTCACTAAGCAGTCTTTCAGATTCTGCTACTTGAGCTGTTGCTGTTTTCAAAGCTGCATCATCTAAACCACCTTTCTTCAAAGCTGCTTCAGCTTGCTGTTTTGCTTCTAATAGTTTTGCTCTATCTTCAGCTTGAGAAGCTCTTTCTTTTTTCTGAGCTGCTTCCTTTGCTCTACCTACTCTTTCCAGATTAGCAATTTCTACATCAGCTGCTATAGTAGATAGATCAGCTTTTTCAAAAGATTTAGGAGCAGCATTTACAGTTTTATTAGCTTCTTCGGTTAATAGTTTTCTTCTAGCTTTAAGCGCCTCTTCTACAGCAACTAATTGCTTTGTAGGATCTTCCTTAACACCTAACAAAGTTAGTCCATTAAGTAACTTTCTTTGTCCAGCTTCACGATCCCAGTCTTTTTTAGCTGAAGTTAATTCTTTAAAATGTCCTACAAGTCTTTGCACTTCTGCATCCGCTTCCACATCAAAAGCTATTTTAGCTTCTGGGCCTTTTGCAGCAGCTTCCTTAGCTTCTAATAATTTCTTAGCAGCTTCTCTTGCGTCATCCAGAGCAAATTTAGCATCAAGAGCTTTACTGACAATTAAACCTAAACCAACCAGTAAAGCTGTTGGAGCAAAACGCATAGCTATTGCTTCTAAACTGGAAATACCTATACCCAAAGCAGCCATAGAGTTTCTAGCAGTTAAAGCAGCTCCAGAAGCCTTACCCAATGCTCCTGCAGCGATTACAGTAAGAGTGATTCCTAATTGTGATATTGCTCTTTCAGTATCATAAGTATTGCTGGTTAATTTCGCAAAACTTTCTGTTAAAGAAGTAGCCCAGCGTACTGAGGCAGTCATAGAACTTTCAGTAGCTTTGTAAACATTCTCAGCAAGGTGCGTCCAGCCAGTGCTTAACCTACCAAGTTCTGCATTTAAGTTAGAAGAAGCTCTCTGGAAAGCAGCGCCACCGAAAGCTTCTGCCATACGAGCCATCATCTTCTGTACAGCATCATCAGCAGGTATTAAACCTTTCTTCATCTGCTCACCAAGCTCTGCTGCAGATTTACCTAAAGCAATAGCAGCCTGGTTGGTGATACCTGGCAGGGTTTGTGACAACTGTTTGGTAAGCTCTTCAGCTTGTACTTTGCCTTTGTTAAACATCTGACTTAAAGCCAAAAACACGCCATTAACTTGATCGGTAGTTAAATGCAGTGTTGTTGCTGTAGTGTTAACATCAGAAAAGATCTTTTGAACAGTTGCAGCACTCTGACCAGCAAGCAAGGCTGATGCAGAAAACGTAGCATAAGAAGTTCTTAAAGTAGCAAGACTTAAACCAGTTCTTTCTGCTTCAGCGTTAAGATATTGAATTTGCTGTGCAGCTTGCCCGAAAGAACCAAAAGTAGCAGTCAGCGTAGCTGTAGTTTGCTCCAGCTGAATACCAACTCTAGGAATACTTTTCAAACCTTCAATTGCAGTGTTGATAGTTGCGTTGAAGATTCTATAGATAGAGATAGATTCAATAACTCTACCAGCAAAACTTGATTGAGATTTCTCTGCTTCTTGTAGGCTTTGGTTATGTTTTGCAAGTCCAGAGTTAAGAGCATTAAGTTGCTGTTGTGCTGTAGAGAATGCCGCAGTAAGTCTATTATCTGCAGCTTTATTACCAAACTTTCCAGCAGAGACTTGAGACTGTATTTTAGAAATTTGTGCTTGCAGAGTTTGTCTGATAGCAGCTTCTTGAATAGCAGTTTTGATGGATGCTGCTTGAAAGCTGCCAGCACCATAAGTTTCTTCTGCTTTATGTAATTTAGTAGCACTGTTAAGGGCTGCCATTTGAGCACGAACAGAAGTATTAAACGCAGTTTCTCTGTTCTTTTGTTCTTGCTGCGCAATTAGAGTTTTTTGACGTTCAGTTTCTTTCCAATTTTGGATAATAACCTGACCATTGGCCCTGGCAATATCACGTTCCAGTTTTGCTCTACGTTCTAGTGCCGCTTGTTCTTCTGCCCATACTTTTCTATTTGCTTCAGCTCTAGCAGCATTAGCTTCTTTCCAGGCAGTACTAAGAACTCCATTAGTTTCTTGCCTACTACCTGGAAGATCTTTTTCTTTAATAGAACTTAATGCTGATTTAGGTTTTCCGTTCTGAAACCAAGCTAGACCTTTCTGATCTTTCAGTGCACGTTCTACCTGACGTAAAGCATCTGCAAAACTTAATGCTCCATCAGTAGCTACTTTGAAAGTCTGCCTAGCTGTACCAGTTTTTGTATTCAAAGAACTTAAGGCAGAATCTATAGAACCACCCATAGAGGCGGCAGCTGCTTGCATAGCTTTGAACTGAGCTTCTAGTTTATCTGCGCCTTGACTAGCTAAAACTATCGTAAACTGCTTTTTCTGATCTGCCATAAGTATTCCTTAAAAAGTTAAAACTGTTTCTTCTTCTGGAGGGTTTGTAGCTTTTTGTTCTTCTTCTGGGGCTGGGTTCATTACACTCATATATCCAGAATGTATAAGAGGTATGTCTTGCAGAACTTTCTCTAGCTTAGCTGCTTTTTCGCTTACTAGATGTGGGATTAAATGACTGCAGGAACTGAGCTGACCTTCTTTTAAATAAGGTCTAATTGTTCTGTATATATTGTAGGAATCTAAATTAGTTTCCCAAATATAAAAAAACTCTACAGGATACTCATCGCTGTAGAGTTCTTTGTCATCCAATTCATCATACATGTCACCAAGAAATTCTCTTTCTTTAGCAACTCGCTTTTCTATTTCAGCTAAGTAAGAATAAAATTGAATTGATTCTGCAAGAATTTCTCCAGCCCTTATGAGTTTTTTACTTCAGCATCATTACCAAAGTCAAGATTCAAAGAGATTGAATAGAGTGCTGAAATAAAGGCAGAACTCCAGGGAGCGCTGGTTAAATAAATATCCAGGAGGAAATCCAGACATTTAGTATTATCTCCCCAGAGTTCTTGATAATCACCGTTTGGTACTGTTCTGGTATCAGGAATTTTAATAGTAAATTCCGGGCCTTCCTCGCAGGTAAGTTCTACATCTTTCAGATATAAAACCTCACCTTTGACCAGTTGTTTAAGATGTTCTTCTTTTTGTTCAGAAGTTTCAAAACTTACAATTTCCGCTGGATATGTGCCTTTTGACCCTACAGGAGCATTTGTAATTTTGTCACAGTGTTCTGCAAAGAACTGAGCTTCTTTGATAGATTTTCTTTTGAAACCTACAATAAGCTCTGCTTGTTCACCAGCAATATCTTTGGCTTTCAAAACCAATTCAATTACAGGATTTGTTAATTGTACATGATATTTACGCATTTTAATTTCCTCGAAAGTAGAAAAGAAGAGGCAGCCAGCTACTGCCTCAGTTAAATTAAGACATAGTAAGTTCGACGTTACCAGTTCTTCTGAATGTAATATTTTTAGCTTTGTAGTTACCTACTGTAGCATTGGAGATACCCATACATTGCAGTTTATCAAACACCAGTTTAACACGTTTACCTTTAGTTAAGCCCCAAGCAAACTGGAAGTGGTAGACTTTTTCCAGCATTTTTTCAGCAACAAAAGTTGAATTTGCTTTTGCAGTCAGTACAGTCAAAACTACGTCAGTACCAGTAGCACCTTTGTCAAAACCTTCTTCAAGAGCTGACAAGAATCTACCGTACTCCCAACCTAACAGGTTTGGTGCAGACAATTTACTGAAACTGATGTTATTTGAGTTTGCAAAAGGTGTACCAAACAGTTGTAATTCTGCACGAGTAATCGTGGACTGCCGTACAGCATCCATGATAATATCTTTCTGAGTTCCGTAGTTAGGTACAATTTTAGAAGTTTGCACCATAGGGAAATCAGATTCGTGACCTACCAGAGAGTCATAACTGTTACCTTTGAAGTTCCATTTAAGTCTTGCTCTGGAACCTACTTCGATATCCAGGTCAACGTTAGCACGAACACCATACAATCTGTACAAGTTTTGATTGGTCAAATCTGCAGAAGATTCTTCCAACATAT